GTTCTACACACCGCAACACATTGAATGATATAGTTATAACACGAGTAGTCAAGGACGGTAAGATGTGCTGATATTTTTGGAAGGCGCTGACGGAACGGGGAAGACCACCCTCGCAAATGAGTTGCTAGAATTTTTGGGTGGACCGGAACATGCTGAAATCCTTCATCGAGGCGTGCCAGTCAGTCACATTCTTGACGAGTACGAACTTCCTCTTTATAACTACCACACGTTCGAGACAAAGTCAATCATCTGCGACCGCTGGCATATCGGTGCTGATGTGTACGGACCACTCAAACGAAATGACGGTGGCATCGACCCAGTCATTGGCTGGCACATGGACTCGTTTTTCAAAGCCAAAGGCGCGTATCTTGTCTACACCGAGATGCCGTTGACCGAACTCGCTGCTCGAGTCATTGAACGCGGTGATGACTACATTGACCCAATTGAGATTCCAGCCATTATCGCTCGATATCGAGAAGCAATTTCGATGACGACACTTCCTCTCTATGGTTCGACAACTGGATTTCATAATGCTGAAGCCGTGGCAATTCTTGCTAGTTCCATGGAAATTGGAGCAGCTCAAATCGGCATGTTCAAATCGTACGTCGGTCCACGTCGACCAGTGAAGTTATATGTCGGCAAATCTCCGACTCCTATCGCGTTCATGCCGTATGAGAATACACCGTCGTATGACATCATCAAGACTCTCGGTGCTCTAAATCCAGTTCATGCCGGATTTATTGATTGCCGAGAAGATTTAGCGAGAGCATGGGACGCTCTCTACAACCCGTTCGTCATTGCACTCGATGAAGATGCAGACGCCGCATGTCACAGTGCCCAGATACCATTTAACAAGTCAAAGGACGAAGACCCATGGAAATTCACAACAACCATCTCCTAATTGAAGATGTTCGCTGGGACTATCCTGAGCTATTGAAGATGCTTCGGGACCACGGAGAGGAGACAAGTCCTCGCGGCCAACCGACTCGAGAAATCATCGACGTAGTCATGAAACTTGACCCTCACTCTGCTATCGTCCATGGAATCAATCGTCGACTGAGCATGAAACTCATCAGCATGGAATCACTCACTCTTATCACTGGCACCTCATATCCACAACGGCTCATCAAAGCTGCTCCTAACATGGCACGATACTTGGACGGTGAAGTGTTTCACGGACATTATGGAGTACGAATTGGCGCTCAACTTGCTGGAGTCATCAATCGTCTAAAGGCGGACAAAGATACTCGCCAAGCACTCATCACAATTTGGGACCCAATTCTTGACTTGTTCAACGGAGTCCAACCAAAGGACGTTCCATGCACCACAATTCTTCAGTTCTTGATTCGCAAAGACCAACTCGTACTTCATGTCACGATGCGAAGCAATGACGTATGGTGGGGCACTCCCCATGACTGGGGTCAATTCTCGCAACTCCAACTCGCAATCGCCAATGTTCTCGGTATCGAGGCTGGACCGTACTACCACCACGCTGTCTCGTTTCATCTCTACGAAAAAGACTTCGACAAAATTGATTTACTCACGCAACCGATTCAAGTACTTGAACGACATGACGGTCTTGGTTGGGAGAACATCAGTCTCGAAGATTTGAAGACGGTTGCAGAGACACTCATTGAATGTCCGATAGTCGTATCCCCCAATGGATTCACAGAAGAGTGGCATAAAAAGCAACAAATAGCAATCGATGTAATGGATGAGAGGTCTGATGCAACGCATATCTTGGGATGAGCTCTGGATGGGAACGGCGAAGTTGGTCGGTCAACGAAGTCTTTGCTCTCGTGCTCAATACGGCGCCGTCATCGTTTCCGAAGACAACAGGATTCTGTCAGTCGGCTACAACGGTCCACCAGCAAATGCTGGTTACATCTCTGGATGCGAGAATTGGTGCGTTCGAGCAATGAATGCAAGAGAACTTGGTGAAGACCATGTCGATCCACATCACGGTGATTGTCATGCTATTCACGCTGAGATGAACTCAGTTCTTCGAGCAGGAAATCTTTGGCTTGAAAAGGCACCGACACTCTACGTCAATGCAGTCACGTGCCTTCGCTGCGCTCTCATGACATCGAATTCTGGCGTTCGTCGCATCGTCATGCTTGTCACGCCGTATGAGGAAAAGCGTGACCCGATAGCAACGGAAGCGCTGTTCAAGCAGTACGACATCAAGGTCACCGTCATCAAGGAGCAAGATTGAGTCTCGGAAACCCCAACCTAGAAATTGTCAACTCAGTAGAGTCCGCCGGTAAATTCATGACATGGTTAGGAGAACGGCGAGACGTTCTAGGATTTGACACAGAAACCACCGGACTTGACCCTAACATTGACAAACTTCGTCTTGTGCAATTCGGCGACCTCGGCACCGGCTGGGCGATTCCTTGGAGCCAATGGGGCGGAGTTTCATTAGAAGCAATTTCTAAGTACCGAGACAAGCCTATGGTCGGTCACAACGCGAAATTCGATGTGAGATTCCTCGAGTTCCACGGTAATATTCGTATGCCCCGTGAGAACATCCATGACACTCGATTGATGTGCCATATTCTTAATCCCGCTGGTTCGACGGCATTGAAGAGCAACGCGGCACGATTGGTCGACCCGACGGCGGCATACGCCAGCAAGCAACTTGATGAGGTCATGAGTCAGCAGCACTGGACGTGGGCGACTGTCCCGGTCGACTTCCAGCTTTACTGGTGCTACGGTGCGCTTGATACTGTGTTGACGGCGCATCTTTACGACAAACTCAAGCCGCAAATTGACCAAGGTTACAAGGACGTCTACGACCTCGAACAGGCAGTCCAATGGGTTCTTGCCGATATGGAGGCCAGGGGCTCTAGAATCGATCTGGAGTACACTCGTGACAAATCAGCACAACTCGCCGCATATGCAGATTCAATTGAAGATTGGTGCAAAACTACGTACGGCTTTGGGCCTGGTCAAAACACGAAAGTCGCGCAGCAACTCAATGCTCTCGGCGCGGACCTCGGCCGTCGTACGACGACTGGTGCATTCAAGTTAGACGAGTCAGTTCTTGAAGAAGTTCTCGGTTGCGAGTTCGAAGACGCAAAAACGAGGACCGACTTCACAGAAGCGCAGGAATTGGCGTATCGAGTACTCGGTCGACGAAAAGCTGAGAAGATTCGGTCGACGTATCTCGACCCATTCCTCGATTTTGTCGATGCAGACGGCTTTGTCCATCCTCGTATGAATCAAGTCGGGGCGCGTACGGGCCGCATGTCAATGGAACGACCAGCACTTCAAACTCTTCCGCGAGGACGAGTCGTTCGTGACTGCTTCATTCCTCGAGATGGGAACGGTCTTCTCAGCGCAGACTTCGACGGCATTGAGATGCGATGCCTTGCTCATTACGCTCAAGACCCCGCTCTCATTGACGCTATCAACTCCGGTGATATTCACCTTGCCACCGCTCGTCAAGTCTACAAAGACAACACGATTGAAAAGAAAGACATTCGACGGCAAATCGCAAAGAGCGTCGGGTTCGCCAAGATTTACGGCGCAGGCCCTGAGAAAATTGCGTGGACGGCTGGAATCTCACTTGACGATGCAAAACGCTTTCTTGCTCAGTACGACGTAATGTTTCCTGGAGTCAAGACGTTCCAGAATACCGTCGCTCAAGTTGTCAAGCAGCGCAAACAAGAGACAGGAATCGCGTCGGTCCATACACCGATTGGTCGACTTGAACTCGCGCCAGATGACCGTGACTATGCTCTCGTCAACGCTCTCATTCAGGGTATGGCAGCAGACGTCTTCAAGGAAGCGCTTGTCCGACTTGACAATTCAGAGGCTGGGCAATTTCTCATGCTGCCGGTCCATGACGAAATCATTGCTGATGTACCATTGGAACTAATGGATGACGTTAAAGTCACAATTCAACGAACCATGTCGGACGACAGATGGGCAGTGCCATTGACAGTTGGCATTGATGGTCCGCTCGAACGCTGGGGTGCAAAATATCATTAAGAAATACGTTGTTTACGGTCTAGTTGACCCAAGGACAAACGAAATTCGCTACGTCGGCAAAACTCGACAGTTGCTTAAAAATCGGCTTAAGAAGCATTATGAAGACGCAAGTAATCCTCAAAATATTCGTCATAAGGCACAATGGTTTAGAGTTTTAAAGCAAAATGGGTTAAGACCCTCTGTAAAAATTCTACAAAAATGCGCAGATAACGAAAAAGCATGCGCTGCAGAAATTTGGTGGATTAGTCACTTAAAATCAACTGGTGTGGATTTAACTAATCTCACGTCTGGCGGAGACGCAGGCGACGGTTGGCATCACACAGAAGAAGTAAAAAAGAAAATGAGTTTGCTAAGCACTGGTAGAAAACGTTCTCAAAAGTCTATTGAAGCAACTGCCGCAGCACATCGCGGTAGAAAACGTTCTGAAGAAACGCGGCAAAAAATTAGTGTAGCACTTCGTGGCAAAAATTTATCGCAACAAACTCGGCAAAAAATGAGCGAAACACATCTAGCAAGAAATCAAAAACTTCGTGAAAATGGTTTATCAAAGTAGTGGCTGTTGACCCTGGTGGCATCACTGGTTATGTTATTTGGACAGACGGTGAACGCGTAGAAAATGAGCTTAAAGCGAATGAGTTTGTGCAATTTATCGCTGATTTAGTTGAGCAAAATAAAATTGATTGCATTGTATGCGAACGTTTTATAGTAACTTCTCAAACTGGCAAGTTTTCACAAGCAAATTGGTCACTCGAACAAATTGGTGTTCTTAAATTTTTAAGTGCACGATTTCATATTTCGTTTGTTCTTCAAAATGTAAGTGATGCGAAACGGTTTGCGTCAGACGAACGATTGAATAGTGTCGGATGGACAAAACCAAAAGGAGCAGGGCACGCAAGAGATGCGCAACGGCATTTACTTTTATATCTAGTCAATCAAAAACTTTTGGATTTGAAATTACTCATATGAATGCATAAATATGTTATAATGTCTGTAGAGCACAAGGACGGAGAAGATGCCACTCGCAGAAGTTATTGATGGTGTGATTGATGTTCACACTGAGTATCGCGACCGATATGCAATCAAAAGTATTCCTGGCTCTCGCTATGACACTCCTGGTCATGCAGAACACTGGACACTTCCGCTAAGTTGGGCAAGTTGCGTTGCGCTTCGTGGCATTTTCCAGGAACGACTTGAAATCGGAATGCAACTCTGGGAATGGGCTGCGAAAGAAAAAGCAGAGCGCGTTGACCTCTCAATGAAACTTCGAGATGCAATTACACCAATTGAAGGCGGATTTGCCGCTAACGACGATAGGTTGTTTCCTCCGCAGCGCGCTGGAGTCCAGTGGCTTCAAACCACGAAACGAGGTCTTCTCGGTGACCCGATGGGAACTGGTAAGACTCGCCAACTTCTTCTTGCTATTCCTGATGACGGATGGCCGGCTTTGGTAGTCACACCCAACGGAGTTCGTTCTGCTTGGCGAGACGAAGCCGCGGCGTTGAATCTGCATTGCGACGTTGTCATTCTAGACGGCGGGACAGCGAACCGCAAGAAACAACTCGAAGGAATCGAAGACGGTCAACGAGTACTCGTTGTCGTCAACTGGGAAGGTCTTCGCTCACTTTCTCGTCTAGCGCCGTACGGCTCAGTCGCGCTGACGAAATGTGTCGAGCACGGCGGAGAAAATCCAGGTGTCTCAGATACTCGTTGTGAAGTTCATATTAAGCCGCTCAACATGATTACGTGGCGAACAGTTATTCGTGACGAAGCTCACCGCGGCAAAGACCCGATGAGCAAACAAACTCGAGCGTCGTGGTATCTTCAACATGCTGACGGCGTCCGCTACTGCTGGGACGCCTCTGGTACTCCAGTTGCTACTCACCTCGGTGACCTTTGGGCTATCATGCACGGCAACTCACCAGATGAGTTTCCTCGCAAAGGTCAGTTCATTGAACGCTATGCTCTGTCTCAATGGAACACGTGGGGCGGACTCGACATCGGTGGAGTGAATCCACTCACGTCTGCTGAACTTTTCTCATTCCTGGACCCAAGATTCCGTCGTGTACCCAAGGAAATTTTGCTTCCATTCTTGCCAGCCAAGGTCTTCGAAGAACGAGTCTGCACGATGTCGAAGAAGCAGAAGGACGCGTACAACGACATGGCGATGACGATGATTGCCGAATTGGAAACTGGCGTCGTCGTCACAACGAATCCTCTAGCACAGTACACTAGAATGCTTCAGTTCGCTGGCGCGTACGCTGAAGTTCGTGACGACGGTGAAGTCGGTCTTCTCATGCCGTCATGCAAAGTCGACGCAATGTCAGAAGTTCTCGGAGACATTGGCGGAGACCCATGTGCTGTAAGTATGATTTCACGTCAACTTCTTAGCCTCTGTGAAGAGCGACTCACCAAGGACGGTATTTCGTTCACAAGCATTCACGGTGGTCAAACTCTTGACCAGCGAGCAGCCATCGTTCGAGACTTTCAAGAACGACGAGTTCAAGTCATCTTGTTGATGGCTCAATCTGGTGGAATTGGAATTACGCTCACAACCAGTCCGTACCTCGTTCGTCTTCAACGGTCGTGGTCAATCATCGACAATCAGCAGACAGAAGACCGAGTCCACCGTATCGGCTCCGAACAGCACAAGCAAGTCACAATCATTGACATTTTCACTGAAGGCACGCTTGAAATGGCGCGCCAGAATGAAAGACTCCGCGAAAAAGAAGGTAATCTTGCCGACATTCTTCGAGACAAAGAAGCTCTAAAAAAGTTCCTCTTCGGCAAGGTCTAGTCTGCTAAACGTGTTATTATCGTCTTTATGACGAAGGGACGAAATGCACATTAGCAACTCTGAAATTTCAACTTTCAGACGCTGTCGCCGCAAATGGTGGCTGGGCAACTATCGCAAACTTCGTAAGAAGGAAGAGCGGATAACAGGTCCGCTTAAGCTCGGTACTAGGATTCACAAAGCCCTTGAAGTTAAATACTCTCTTACGCCAGGAGACCCGGTTGCAGCAATTCGAGCAGAGTATGAGAAGGCTCGAAATGAGGTCGGTCAAGACGACGCGACAACTCGAGATGAACTCAACAAAGAAGCAGACTTAGCTCTCATCATGATTGAAGGCTACGTCGAATGGGTCTACGATACTGGAATTGACGACGATATTGAAGTCATCGCCGTCGAGCAAGAACTTGCGGCGGATTTTGAGGGTCTTCGCGTTCCAGTCCAAATCATCGGCAAACTCGACACTCGCGTTCGCAGGAAGACTGACGGACGATTGTTCTCGATGGACCACAAAACGTGCGCTTCATTTGACGGTCTCACGAAGACGTTAGAAATCAATGAGCAGCCAAAGATGTACCAATTGCTCGAACGTTTGACTCTTCCGGAAGACCAGTATGTGACTGGCGGCATGCTCAACATGCTTCGCAAAGTCAAGCGAACTGCTTCTGCCAAGCCTCCGTTCTACTCACGAGAAGCAATTCACCATACCGATGTCGGACTCCGCAACTACTGGTACCGTCTTCTCGGTATTCTTTCTGACATGATTGATGTTGTTGAAGCGCTCGACAACGGCACCGACCCAAACATCGTTGCATATCCGAATCCGACTCGAGACTGCGCATGGGATTGCGAGTTCCGCGCCGTGTGCCCGATGTTTGATGACGGTTCGCACGCTGAAGGAGTTTTGGAATCAGCGTACGTGATTCACAATCCACTCGCGCGATACTCATCGGAAGCAGAGGTCTCCCTCTAATGCAGCAAGGTGTAAGTTTTCTCATTCACGGCCACAGTAAGACAGGAAAGTCAACTCTTTCCGACACGAGTCCAGCACCACGACTCGTTCTCGATGCTGAAGGCGGCGCAAGCACCAGATTCACTAAATCTCGCAAGGTGCAATGGAATCCTATGATGGAAGCGCCTCCTGTCCCAGACGGGACCTGGGAGACCGCTGTTGTCCATGTGAGGTCCTTCCAAGACGTTCAACGAGCGTATGACTGGCTGAACTCCGGCCAGCATCACTTCAAGTCTGTCTCCGTTGACTCGCTTTCAGAGACGCAGCAACGATGCGTTGACGCCATCGCCGGAACAGAGGCAATGCGAACGCAAGACTGGGGTGAACTTCTCCGCAAGATGTCGTCACTCGTTCGTCAATACCGCGACCTCATCATTCACCCAACGAACCCTCTTGAAGTAGTCACGTTCATCGCCATGACACGTGACTACGAAGGCACGAAGCGACCGTATGTTCAAGGCGCTCTTGCCAGCACTCTCCCGTATTACGTCGACGTCTGTGGCTACATGTGGACAGAAGCTGATGCGACATCGGGAGAAATTCGGCACCGCCTCTTGTGTGGTCAGGTTGGACCATTTGAAGCAGGTGACCGAACCGGAAAACTCGGCACGGTAGTAGAGAACCCGAACATCATGGAGATGCTCGCGAAAATCTACGCCGACTGAGTCTAGAGAAAAGAGAAGAAGTGGCTCCATCCTGGAATGACTTAATCGAAGAAGCAAAGAATTCTGGTACTGGTTTTGACCCGTTGCCAGTTGGAAGGTACGACGTCAAGATTGCGAAGTCGGCTCACAAGACGTCGCAAACTGGCAAGTCGATGTACGAAGTTGAGATGACCATCATCAACGGTCCGCATGCGAACCGGAAGTGCTGGGACCGATACGTCGTTACTCCCGACAACGGAAAGGCTCTTGCATTCTTCTTTCAGAAGATGAAGATTCTCGGCCTTGGACCAGAATACTTTGCTGGAAATCCTTCAGACGATGCAGTAGCAGCCGCTCTCGTCGACCGGATATGCACCGTCGAACTTGGACAAACCGAATACAACGGTGCCACACGCAATGAAGTACGGAAGCTTCTGCCTTTGACAGGAGCAGCAACTGGTGCTCCTCCAGTTCCGGCAGCAACTGCAGCAGGCGCTCCGCCTGTTCCAGCTGCTCCACCTGTGGCAGCAGCAGTCGTTCCACCGGTGATAACACCTCCAGTTGCAGCAGCGCCAGTCGTACCAGCGCCCGCAGTAGCGGCAGAAGTCCCTGTCGTTCCTGTAGTTCCTGCGCCAGTCGTGGCAACTCCGGAAGTCGTTGTCGTCGAAGTTGTGCCAGTCGCTGTCGAGACAGCGGTAGTCGCAGAAGTTGCAGCGGTTCCTGCCGCTCCAGTCCCTCCGGCACCACCGTTCTAAATGCGAATCGTCTTCGACTTTGATGGCGGAGTGGCGAACACCATGCCTCTTATTGCCGATGCTGCTTCTGGCATCGTCAATAAGAGGTTTGGCACGCCAATAGAAATCGCTGAAGAGTGGTACTGGCGGACTGCTGGTCTTCCATTCGCGGA